GCTCTCGTCCTTGTTTCCCGAATCATCATTACAAGGAAGTGCTGGCGTACTGTCTCCCGGAAGCTCCTTGAAAGTGCCGTCAATGATACCGCTGTCATCTTCTTTGTCTGATTCCGGCTTATTCATGCCGCTCTGGAAATCGCTGTCAAAGATTGTTCTCTGTGTGGTGTCCGCTACCGGTTTTAAGTAGTAACAGCCGTTTTCATTCATATCCAGCTCCATTTCATTGTTGAACGAACCGGACTTTTCATCATTGATTTTGATTGTGGAAGCACACTTATGTTTGAACTGTGGCTTACGAATCATTCTCGTTTCGCCCTCAACATCTGGGTTATTGTTTGGAATCCACTCTGTAACCATATTGACATCAATCTTGATTGTCATGCTTCCCTCGGTGCTGTCCTTTTCAATCATGCTTCCAATCATTCTCTGGAGAATGAAATTCATGTCCGTTTTCATAGCCTCGAATGTGTCACTGTCAAAATCCAGTCTTTTGATGTACTCCTCATTCATCATAGTTATTTCGCCACCTTTCCAAACTCAATGTTATTTGCTCTCATGTAATCGCCTAAAGCCTTAATCTGCTCCAGCGTACCCTTGCACCAGAATGTAGCCTTGTATCTCTTGACCTCTGCCTCTGGCTCGGACTGCTTTTCAGGAACCTGTGCAGGTGCTTCCTGTTTCTCCTCTGGTGCAGCCTGTACCGCCTGTGAGAATGCCTGATGTTCAATACTGGCGATTGCTCTACCCATTTCAGATACCGGCTGTGTCATCTGCTCCGGCTCTGATTCAGGCTGTGCCTTTGCTGCTGCTTTCTGCTCTGCGGCGATTCTCTCTGCCTCCGCTCTCTGGCGTTCCGCTTCCTCACGCCTTGCAGCTTCGGCTTCCTGCCGCTTACGCTCTGCCTCCTCTTTGGCTTTGCGGTCTGCCTCCAGACGCTCTTCAAGCTCTCTTAATCTTCTGTCCTCTGCCATAGCCTGTGACAAATCAAGGGTTCTTACATACACATCACGAACATTCAACTTGTGCTTGCTGTCTAAGCTGTCGATTGTTGCAATGTCCGTCTTGAACTTCTCGATTTTCTCAATGACCTCTGACATAGCCTTAGAGAGTGAGAATGTAGCGTTTAAGTATCTGGTATCAAATACCCTTTCAAACGGCAGGTCATTCACAAATTCTCCGATTGATTCATCATAAGCTGCCTGAATCTGTGATTTCTTCTCCGCTTTCTGCTTCTCCTCGTATTCTTTAATCTGGCTGTCAATCATGCCGATAGGTTTATCAATCAGTGCCGTAATCTCTTTGACCTCTTTCTCGAACTGCTCATAAGGTTCCATGCACTTTTTCTTGACTTCCTTTCGTCTGTCCTCGATAACCTTTTTGAACTTGTTGAGCGTTGCTCTGTCGTCCTTTGCCGCTTTCATGGTGTCCTCTGTATATACAACATCTGTATATGCAGACATCATCATCTGTACCTGCTTGCGGATTTCCTCGCTGTTCCATTCAATGTGCTGTAAGAATCCGCTCTCATTTGGGTTGATTAGCCGCAACTCCATTTTCTCTGATTTCATGTGTTTTCCTCCTGTTATGCTTATATATTTTCCTGTCCGGCAGTCCTGATAGTCACATCAACTCTCGGATTGTCGGAGTAGAATTTTCTGACCTGCGTATCCACAATTGCGTTATCATCATGCCACGCTACACCGTTTAATGCGTCATATATGAGCTTTGCCACATTATCAAGGTCCGGCTTCACTGTCGGTCTGATTCTATGCTCCAGCATTTCCTTATGACGCTTCTTTGAGGTGGACTGTGGAATCGGATAATATGCTATGATACGAATATCAAGCGGTTCCTTTTCCTTGAATCTCCTGCCTCTGGCAACCTCTAAGAAGCAAGCCTCAACCTGCTTCTCATGCTGTGTCGTTTCCTTTGGTGTATAGGTCTTTGTGTATGTACCCATTCTGGCGAATTTTGGTCGCTGTTTTCCAAACGGATTTCCGGGTACTGTAAATTTGATTGATTTCATATCGCCAGCCTCCGTTATCTCAAAGCCGCTCATACTGCCTCTCCATTCAGAAAGTCAATAATCTCGTCGCTTCTCTTTTCAAGCTCCATGACCTGACTGCGTAAGTTCGCAACCTCTGTCTGGCATAACTCCCTGACTGATTCCGGGATTGCCTTAATTCTCTCCAAACGCTTTCTTTCCTTGTCCGTCATGTCCTCTGGCTCTGTCAGAAGTTCCTCCGCTGTTCTGTATGGTGGGATAAATCCTCCAGCGGCATAGCTGCCGTAATCGTGAATGTCGTACACTCCCTCGCCCCCGGTCATTGCCCCACCGTATTCATCATCTCCAATCCCCATATCATCATCACTGAATGGAAGCGGTAAAGATTCGTTCTCTGGCGGCATAGCTGCCGTTGCCTTTGCCGGGTCCGGTTTTCCTGCCGGAGCTTCTTTGTATTCCGGCTCCTTTACTGCTGGCGACGGTTTCTTTCTTCTTTTCTTTGGTGTAAACTCCGATTCAGGAACGCCGCCCTGAATCAATATCTGCTGGATTGTATCTTTATCGCAGCCGTTTAAGTCTGCCAGAATCTGAACCATGCCTTTTTTATCATCTGAACGGTTGTATTTTACTAAAATCTCTGTATCCGTCATCTGCATTTGCATTTCCTCCTAATCTTCAAAGATATAAAATTGTGAGCCTTGCATTGTATACCCGAAGCAAAGGTTTCCGTCGTCGCAAATCAAAGCAAGCTCCAACTGTGACAATTCGGTATTATTTTTGATGACGCTGTAAGTTGAGTGGTTATATCCAGGCGTTCTATCCAGAATAATGTCGTAATCATCTGGATTCTCCACCTTATATCTTGAAATCTTGTACTTTTCGCAAAGTTCCTTGTAGATTTCACGATTGCAGTGAGCTTTTTCTGATTCGTTTTCCTTGAACGCCCAAGACGAATATATTTTCTTTTCTATTGCCACAACTATCCCTCCTTTGCTCCACTATCCTCCTCATACACATTCAGAAGATAGTCCAATGTCTTTCCAGTAGGTGTACGCTTTCGCTTGTCTGGTCCTACGGTGTAGCCGTTCTTAATCAGGATTGATGATACCGTCAGCCGGTCTTCCACTCCCTGAATGACAAGCTCTGCTACTTTCTTAAATCCCATGTGTTTTCCTCCTTGCTTGTCAGCCCTCTAAGAGCCTCTTTGTTTCGTTGAATCTCTCTTTTGCCTGATTGATACGCCATGATGTACCATTTACCATTACTGGGTGGCACATCTCAAAAATCCTGTCGTAGATTCTCTGGTATCTGATGTCCTGTGTCATCTGCATATCCTGTAAATTCAGGTTTGTTGTCAGAATCAGGGGCTTTCCTGTCCTATACCGGCTGTCAATCACATTGTAGACTTTCTCCAGTGCGTAATCGGTGTTACGCTCCGTTCCTAAATCATCAATGATAAGCAGCCTTGCCGCACATAGCCGGTTCACAAACTCTGTCTCATTTTCGGTATTGTCCTGAATGACCTGCAATACCTTAACAAATGATGTCATTACTACCGGTGTTTTGCGGTTCAGAAGCTCGTTTGCTATGCAAGCTGCCGCATAACTTTTTCCGGTTCCAACCGTTCCCCAGAACAGAAGCCCTCTGTTGCTCTTATAAAATGTTTCAAAGTTATCCACATAGTTCTTGACGATTGTGTATAACTTCTGGTTGTCCTCTTTTTGTGTGAATGTCTTTAAGGTGGCTGATTTTAGCTTTGCGTCCATGAGGCTTGCAACTTTCAATCTCTCAATGCGTCGCATTTCCTCCTCATAGTCTTTCTGCTTCTGGATACGCTCTCTTTCCTCTGATTCACACTTGCAGATACAGCGAACCGTTACATATTCCCCGGCAAGCTGTATCTTTTTTTCTTTGTTCGTATGGCACTTGCCGCAGACAAGAACGCCGTCTTTGTAATAGTCCTCTGCGTTTTTATCTGCCTTTGCCGCTGTTGCTGCTTTGATAACTGCCTTTGTGATGTTTGAATCCATGCTTACACCGCCTTTGCTTTATGATGACGGCAAGCCGTCGATACCGTTATACTGTGCCGGTGCTGGTGCTGTATCTCTTGCCTTTGGAAGATAATCAAGGAACGGTGTGCTATCGCTAAGAAATGTCTTTGCGTGCTTGATGTACTTAATCTCGGTATGCTCTGTTGCACATCTTCTGGCGTAATTCTCTGCCGCCATGATAAGCTCCTGTTCTGTATAACCGTCATTCAATCTTGCCTTGTACTTCTTGTACGCCTCGCCTTTGCCCTCTTTTCGTGGGTACACGCTCCAGAACGCTTCAAAGTTTTCTGTATAATCAAGTTTGCCTCGCTTCGGCTTTTCAGGCTTTGATACTTCTACCGGCTCCGGCTCTTTTACTGGTTCAGGCTTTGGAGTAGGGTTTGCACTTGCCCTAGCAATTGCTCTCTCATTCTTTTTTCGTAATCTATCTCGCTCTCTGCGTTCTTTGAATGTATAAAGCGGTTCCTGCCATTCTTCCCAATCGTGTATGTATAGAGTGTCATCCACAAGCTCCAGCCAATTACATTCGATTAGCGACTTTACTATGTCGTCAGCTTCTATTTCTTTGCTCTTTCCGATATTCAGGATTTCTGCCAAATCGTCTTGATTTGCTCCTATGATTCGTCCGTCTTTGTCTGCATTGTTTATACACCACAGCCACAGCCTTATGAGTATGCCTATGGATTCGTTTTGTGAACACCCAAGACTTTTAGACAGTTCTCTTAATTTTCCTCCTATGATGTCCTCATGAACACTTATCCATGCCATAATCACTACCACCGCCTTTCGTGCTGCGTGTTCACTTCTATACATCTTTCAGCAGGTCTAAGATACCGATAGGACCGGTAAGCACTTTTGTATTCCTGCAATAATCACAAAGACCGCACCTGTGCGGCTGTTCCTCTCCGTTCTTTACTCGGAGAACTCTCGGCATATTTGCCTCTACAATGCTTAATGCGTCACGCAGGAAGTTGTCTGCCACATGAATAACCTCAATATTCGTTTCATCTTCCTTTGTTGCCGCCGCAATGTAAAACGGTAACTTTTTGCCTGTATTCTGTCTCACAATTTCCTGATACACCGCACCCTGAATGTCGTAGCCCCAGTAGCGGATAAAATCTACCGGTCCTAAATCTCTTACCCATTCGTGCTTTGTGATTGAAGCCATTACTTTCAAATCCACAATGACGGTGTTCGGAATGTAACTATCCATTTTGATTTTCCACTTGCTTCCGAAAAGTTCTCCGGTCATAATGACCTGCTTTTCTCCGCTCATGCACTTCATAAAGAATGGGTCACGCTCAATTCTTTCAATGATTCTGTTTGCTTGCTTGTAATCAGCTTTCAGCGTTCCTTTCTGTGTAAACAGTTCCGGTGTACGCTTCTTGAAATCATCAAGCGTTCCCTCAAAGTAAGAATCCACATAACTTCCAACCATGAGAGCGGTTGTTTTCTTCATTTCCCATTCTCCACGAAGTTCAGCCATTGCCTCTGCTTCGCACGCCAGTTTTCCGTCCGTTCCTGCGAATGACTTGAACTGTGACACCGACATATATTCCGCATTGGCTTCTGGACTATAATAATTTTCAGCCGTCAACTCCATTTGCCACTACCTCCTATGCTTCCTCTAATCCCATTTCTTCAATGATTGCAGCGTCCTTATTCTCCGGTTCTACTTCTTTGAACTCTGCGTCAAATACATTCACTGTGTCATCAGCAACCGGTTCATCTGCCTTTTCCTTGTCAAAATCTCCAGCGTCCTCATACGCTAATCTCTGCTGGGAATTGAAATCAAGGTCAATGAGCTTGCATAATCTACGGAGAACTGTCTTTTTATACATTTCTCCCGGTGTAGCCGCCCAAGCCTTACTATTCTTTGCTTTGGAGAAATTGTTTCTGACCTCCTCTATCTCCTTAACGCTCATGGTGTCGTACATCATGCTTCCGTCTTTGAATAGTACAACCGCAAATGTACCTATGATTTTTTTGTCGGAGAACGGAACCGGTCTAAAATTAACCGACTGCTTGCCGCTTTCGATAATCTCCTCGAAGAAATCTCCCTCTCGAACATTCTTTGCATAAATGTCCTTAATTGGATTTCTGGAGTAGGTCTTTGCCAGCTTGATTTCCCCTTTATAGTCTGTCTGGAAATTGACCTCTCCGGAATAAGGGATTGCATAGCACTCTCCGTTGAAGAAATCCAGTCCAAGGTATGCTCCTTTTGCAAGTGCCAGATAAACGGATTCCGGTGTGATATTGTTGTAGTTGCTCAAATTGCTCTTGATAAGTGAAATACAGTTCAGGACAAATCTGGACTGATTGAAGTTCTCCGGTAAAGCCTTTGCGTTCAGGTTGAGTTCATTCTCCAGCCCGCCTTTGACTTCTGCCAGATATTCTTTTGTTGTAATCTGCTTTCTTTCTGCCATTGTTATTCCTCTCTTTCTGCCGTTGTCAGGCTCTCGCCTATCAGCTCTAACCACTGGTTTATTGAAAAATCCTCCAGACAGTCCTTGCATACGCAGCCGTCCGTCGTGATAAGGTACTCGTCGCCCTCATAGATTCCCTCGCCGCACAAGCAGCACCTTTTAACAGGTTTCGGCTCCGGTGCATTGGGACATCTTGGGTGGCATGGGGTTTGTCTGCATATTTCACACATATACTCCAGCCTCCTTTGCTCTCATGTTCTGTATTCCCTGTGAATTGACCGCACATCTGAAACAATAATTTTTCAGTTCGTCCGGCAATAACAGCAAAATGTATTCCGGCGGTGCCTGTACCAGTTCCATTTTTCTAAAACTGTGTTCTATGATTCTGTCAACCACTTCGTCTGCGATTCCGGTCTGCCTCTGGAACTCGTCTGTAATCTGCAACATTCCCTGTGCGATTGTTTCTGTTTCCGCTTGTGTCATCTTCCGGTTCCTCCTCTCCGTATATCAGTTCATAAATCATTTCAAGGATTGCCGGTACAACCTGTCGAAGCAGATATGCACCCATTACCATAGCCGGTAATACCAGATACTCGCCGCCGAACGCCAGCCGTCCTCTATCTTGGTATGCGTACTGTATTGCAAACGGTGTGGCTATCATTCCAAGTGATATTGAAAGCCAGTAGTGCATGATGAACCGTTTTGTTTTTTTCAGAAATTGTTTCATTGTGATAACTCCTTTTCGATTTCAGCGGCTCTATTCAATACCTTTTCGGAGTATTCCGTCTGATATTGTCCTTTATCCGCTAAGTCCAAAGCTCCTGTACCTGAATCATTGTGTGCTCCTCTGTTGTAAGCAGAAACCGCAACTGATGTCTGGTATTGCCCCAGAAGTTCAGCCATATAGTCAATTCCAACTCTGACATTCTGATATGGATTTTTCAGGTCGGTAGCTCCAAGCCTTTCCATTCTGTCTGTATGCCATTCCTGATTTATCTGCATGTAGCCTATGTCGCCTCCTTTACCGACTGCGTCATACTTGTAACCGCTCTCAATCTCTATCATGGCAATAATCAGGCTGTAGTCTACGCCGTAATCCTTGCAGATAATGTAGGTGTATTCCTGCATTTCCAGCGGAAAATAGCCTCCGTAAAGCTCGTAATCATCCGGTATCTGATACTCTTTGAATCCAGCTATCTGTTCTCCGCTCCAATCAAGCGACATTGTATCGAATGGGTATGGCAACTTTGAATACTGTTCTGTATGCTCCTGTGTGCTTATTGTCTGTGCCTGTATAGGCTGTGAGCTTTCCACAATTCTTATTACCGTTGGCTTGTCCGTCTGTCGGAAGTTTGCATTTGTGATATTCATAATTATTCCAGAGACCATAAAACCCAGACTGCAAACCACAACTCCCATCTTTACCCTACGCTGTAACCTTAATTTCTTTCTGATATTCACTTTCAGCACTCCTTTCAGGAAGCGGCTGTGTAAATATTCCAAGGTTGATTCCTGCGAAGTTCCTTACTGCCGCTTCAAATTCCTCTGTATTATTGATTCCATATTCGCTTTTCAGGACTTCTTTCAGCTTTTCCACCATACCTGCTTCATCTGCCTTTCAAAATCTTCTCTCCTGCCAGTTTTAACTCACTGATTATCTCTGCCAATCTGTCCAGATGTTCCATTAACTTCTTAAACTCTGTCAATTCGTCATCTGATACCTTACCGTCCTCCAGAATGTCAATCATGCTAGTTTTAAGTTCCTGCATATCATCATCATTCAGACCTTTCAGAAGCCTAAGTGCGATTCCTTGCAGGTTCTTTTCCTCTGTTGCCAGTGGCATGAATCCATGTATCGGACACTGGTATTTGCAGTAGCCGGTAATCAGTTCTGGTGCGTTATAAAGGTCTGCCATAAGAACTACCTTATCCACCGGCACAACCTTTGTATTTCCAAGTTCGTAATCGGCAAGTGTATATGGGGATATTCCCAATAGCTCCGCTGCATTTTCACGACTGAAAAGCCTGTCATTACTCATAGCCGCTCTTTTTCTGGCTTGAAAATACACATTCGTATTCTCTTTCAAGGGTTCCTTTCCCATGTGTTTTCCTCCATAAATGCCTTATAATTTATTCAGAACTTGTTAAGGCTGTCTGCTCGATATTCAGTACATCACTGATGACTTTAACCGCTGGCTCTGAAATCACTCTGCCGTTGATGACTGCGGAAGTATATTCTTTTGTCATCTTAACCGCCTGTGCCAAGTCAGCCACGCCCCAGTCTTTCTGAATCATTGCGATTTTGACAGCCTTACACCAAGGCGATAGTTTTCTTTTCATTTGCCTTACCTCCTTAACCTTATATTTGTGCTTTACTTTTTTAACATTTTCCCTTAAAATCAAAGGGAGCCATTTTGAAAAATTCGCTCACAATGGCAAGTTACAAAGCTCGCTATCTCGCCAGAAATGCTTTAACTTTGTAACTTATATATATAATATAACTCACTAATCGGCGTATGTCAATATAAAAATGCCGATTTATGCGTTATTTTTCAAAGGTGGAATTATATGTTTTGGGATAACTTTAAGAAAATATGCGACGAAAAGGGCTTGAAGCCTACCCCAGTCCTTAAAGAGTGTGGAATAAGTACCGGTAGTATAGGTCGTTGGCAAAAAGGGGCTTCTCCTTATGCTGACGCTGTTTTAACTATCGCAGAATATCTTAATTGCTCTACTGATGTTCTGCTTAGAGGTTCCGAATATATAAGGTCTGGAGAAAATCAGGTAAGCAGTGACGAATTGAAAATGCTGGAGATGTACCGGTATCTGCCGGAGGCTTCACAGGAATTTATTTACGATTCCATAGAAGCGGCATACGAAAAGGAAATTAAACGCAAAGAAGCAAGTTCACAGTCATTAGCATAAATGACCGTCATAAAAAATGAATGGAGGCTTGCCTATGGATTTTGCGCCTGTTGCCGGAGATACTGCCGGTAATAACTTAAAATGGGATTCCATGAAGATTGAGGCTGATATGTACTTGAAAACAGGGAACTATTCTCTGCTTCGTGATGTCCGTATGCGTCAGGCTCGCTTTACGGAGCTGGAGGGAAATGAGCGTATCGCCATATCCTATTACTGTATGGCGTTTTATGCGGACCTGAATGGTTTTGAAAATCTTGACCGGCTCATTGCAGCTCGTGACAGTTCTTTTTCTGACTGGAAGTGTACGGCTCATGTTGATGTTGGTGTTGTCAATAAGATATTCTACCTCTGCTCCAGATGTTCCGTTTCTGAATCAGAGCTTTTGAATGTGTTTTGCCGCTCCGCTTTCAAGCCACATACATACCAGTATCACATCTTCACAATCAAAGAGTGTCAGGAACTCTTGTTACTCGCAAAGAACGGACAAATAGGAGAAATCAACAACCGCATACAACACGCTACGGCTCGTTTCCTTGCGGATAATTCCCCTGACAATAAAAATATTGCTGTTTGAGATAAAGCCCCTGCATGGGGCTTTTCGCTTTATATGGAGGTATATATTATGGCGTACAACGCACAAAACAAGACCGGTGCAAGGGTGGCTATCTATGTCAGGGTATCGACATTGCACCAGATAGACAGGGATTCTCTGCCTATGCAGAAACAAGACCTGCTCGCATACGCAAAACTGATGTTGAATACAGATGATTGTGTCATATTTGAGGATGCCGGATATTCCGGCAAGAATACAGACCGTCCTAAATTTCAGGAAATGATGTCGCAAATGAGAGCTGGTGCCTTTACGCACCTGCTTGTCTGGAAGATAGACCGTATCTCTCGTAACCTGCTGGACTTTGCAACCATGTATAATGAGCTGAAAGCCCTCGGCGTTACCTTTGTTTCAAAAAATGAGCAGTTTGACACTTCTACCGCTATGGGCGAAGCAATGCTTAAAATCATTCTGGTATTTGCCGAACTGGAGCGTAACATGACATCAGAGCGTGTCACTGCAACCATGATTTCAAGAGCCAATAATGGGCTTTGGAATGGCGGCAGGATTCCTTTTGGCTATAATTACGATTATGAAACACATGAATTTTCAGTGAATGAGGAAGAATCGAAAGTTGTTATCCTTATGCACGATATGTACGAGCAGGAACGCTCTCTTGTGCGTGTGGTTCGTGAACTGAACGAAAGAGGCTACCGTTCCAGAGCTGGTAATCTCTGGTCGCCGGTATCGCTCCTGATTATCCTTAGGAATGTGTTTTACTGTGGCGACTACCGCTACAATATGCTCAAAGAGGGCGACCGCCAGAAAGTCAAGGACGAATCCGAATGGGTTACTGTTGAAAATCATCATGTAGCAATCATTCCGAAAGACCAGAAAGAGCGTATCATGGCTACGCTGGATTCCAACTCTAAATTGTGCAAGCAGCGGAATATTTACAAATCATCAAAGCATACTCATGTATTCGGTGGACTGATTTACTGTGGTTCCTGTGGTAAGCCTTTAGGCAGCACTCCGGGGAATCTCACAAGGGACGGCTGGCATTATTCAAAATACACCTGTCCTACCAGAAGAAAGTCCGTTACACTGTGTACTGGTAAATCTACCTCTGACCCAATCATTGGAGAATTTGTTTTTAACTATATCCTGAATATGCTGAATGCTCAAAATGACTTTGAAAAAATCAGCTCCCCGGAGGAACTGGAAAAGCTGTTGCTTATCGGAGATACATTTGCATACATAGACCATATCGAACCAAACGGACTTAATGACCTGTTCAATGTCCTATCCTCTGGAGCCGTTAAGGGTGCTGTCTTTGGCAAGGGTGCCAGCCTGCCAACCAAGAAAGCTACTGTTGAACCGGAGGTTGCCAGACTTCGGAATGAAAAGCAGAAAACAGAGCGTGCCTTAGACCGTCTGCGTAGCCTGTACCTGTATGCTGATGAAGCCATGTCGGAGGCTGAATACATGATACAGAAAAATAAGCTGGAGGAAACTCTGGAAGATATAAACGACCAGATAGGAATGATGAATACCGATTCATGGCAGCAATCGGTTTCTGATGAAGAATTTATACAGCGTGCCAGCGAATTTATCATAGCCCAGAAGTTATCCGGCAGAAAGTATGTCAATTACAAACGGCTTGCCATGTCGGTAGATTCAGAAGTGTTAAAGAATTTCGTCGTGAGCATTATTGACAGCATAACCATACAAGACGGTCTGGTGTCAAACATTGTATTCAAGAACGGCTTATGTCACACATTCATTTTCAGGTAA